TCTTCAATCGGATGGAACGGATGCTTCCTATGGAACGGTGGCAACCGCTATGATTGCGGATGATGCGGTTACTCTCGCAAAAGTAGCTGACGATGCGGTTGGGGTGGCCCAACTATCCGCAACGGGAACAGCCTCGTCTAGTGTTTTCCTTCGAGGCGACAATGCTTGGGCTGCGGCTGGTGACAATTTTGGTTCCGCTCTTTTCCAGGTACGCGATGAAAAATCCGATGGAACTGTTGCTCAAAGTCTTAGTAGCGGAAGTTGGACCAAACGAGATCTTAACACTGTAAAAACTAATGAAATAACGGGGGTTTCTGTTTCTTCCAGTACCATGACTATCCCTGCTGGAAGTTACTATATCGCTTGTTCTGCCCCCGCTGACCAATGCGATCTTCATAAGTTACGATTACAGAATACCACAGATGGAACTACCTTACTCGTTGGTGTGAATGCAGATGACGGGGGCCTAATTACCACTTTAGCAACTATGGATGGACGCTTCACGCTTTCAGGGTCTAAGTCCGTTGAATTGCAACATCGTGTAAGCACCAGTGGTACGGGTGGTGTAGCCTGTACTTTTGGTGTTGTGGAAGTTTACGCTGATGTACGAATATGGAAGATTTAGATGCCGTTAACCAAGATTACTTTTGTTCCAGGGGTTAATAAGGAAGCCACTTCCTATGCCAGTGAGAATGGGTGGTTTGACTCCAATCTAATCCGGTTTCGGAAGGGTCACCCGGAGAAGATGGGTGGCTGGACCCGACTTAGCTCCGATACAATCGAAGGCACTACACGATCCTTGCACATATGGTCGGCACTGGATGGGGCCAATTATATGGGGGTAGGTACAGACAGCAAATTCTATGTGGAGGAAGGGGGTGCCTATAACGACGTAACCCCTGTTCGTAGAACTGCGACACTTGCCAGTAATCCCTTTACAACTGGGGATGCAGGAAGTGCTATCGTAACCGTTACGGATCCCGGTCACGGGGCGGTAACCAATGACTTTGTAACCTTTTCCGGTGCAACTACGACAGATGGAATCACGGCTGCTCAACTGAATACCGAGCACCAGATCACGATTATAGATGCCAACAGTTACACCATTACTACAGCGGGTTCCGCTTCTTCCGGGTCTACGGCAGGAGGAGGAACCCCCACGGCTATTTATCAAATTAATTCTGGTTTGACGGTCAGTGTGGGAGGTATTGGTTTTGGTGCGGGTCTTTTTGGTGGCCCAACTTCTACTTACTCCCAGACTACGCTTAATGGGCTTATTTCAGATTCCGCTACTTCTATTATACTTACCAGTGCAACAGACTTTGAAACGGCTTCCAGCACACTTAGTGCCAACGTCACTCTCACAAGTGACACTATTTCTCTTGCCTCCGCTAGTGCGTTCCCAGACAAAGGAACCATTCTTGTAGGGAGCGAGAAAATACGCTACGGAACGAAGACGGGCAATGTACTGAGTGATTTAACTCGAAACACGGATAGCACAACTATTGCAACCCATAGCAGTAGTGCAGCCGTTACGTTTGTTGGTTTGATTCAGATCGAAGATGAGTTGATCCAGTACACAGGAAAAACTTCCCATACCTTGGATGCAGGGGTGGTACGAGGAGTTCGAGGAACAACAGCAGTGGCTCACGCAGACACCACTATTGTTAAAGAAGCCAACGACTTTACCACTTTTGGTGGAGCTACTGCGAGTACGTCCACCCTGCAGTTGAGGCTTTGGTCCCAGGATAATTGGGGGGAGGATCTTGCCTTTTGCCCGGTAGACAGTACCCCCTACTATTGGGACAAGACCTTGGGGCTAGGTGCTCGCGCCACCACTTTTGCATCCCAGACGGGTGCTTCTGATGCTCCTACGGTTACGCACCAGCTTATGGTTTCCGGTGCGGATCGGCATATCGTAGCTCTTGGCTGCAATGCGCTAGGGGAAGCTACCCAAGATTTACTAATGGTTCGCTGGTCAGACCAAGAGTCTCCTTTTGATTGGACCCCTACGGCTACCAACACATCAGGAAGCCAACGGCTGTCTACAGGGTCCGAGATTATAGCGGCCCAAAAGACAAGACAGGAAATTCTAATCTGGACGGATGTATCCCTCTACAGCATGAGGTTTACTGGCCCACCCTTTACGTTTGGGTTCGCACTGGTGTCCAACAACATCTCCGTCATTTCTCCAAATGCGGTGGTAGCAATAGGGGACCGGATCTTCTGGATGGATCGAGAGAACTTCTACACCTACACGGGACGAGCGGAAGTGATCCCATGCACGGTACTTCGATATATTTTTGATGACATCAATCTGGCGCAAAGCCGTAAGTTCTTTGCTGGTTCCAACCGCATGTTTGACGAGATCTTTTTCTTCTATGTGTCCTCCGATGCTACCGAGATAGACCGCTATGCAAAGTTTAACTACACGGAAAATACATGGGACATTGGCACTCTTTCCCGTACCGCGTGGGTAGACTTTGGTATTCACGACAACCCCAGAGGAGCGGGGTCTGCGAGTTCCGTAGAATACATTTATAACCATGAGAACACGCAGAATGATGACGGAAGCGCAATGGAATCCTTTATTGAGTCTGCGGACTTTGACATAGGGGATGGCAACGAGTTTCTATTTATCAATAAGGTTATTCCCGACATCGTAGTCAGCGGCACCGATGCCGAGGTGGGATATGTCCTGAAAACCAGGCCCTTCCCCGGTGACAGCTTAGTAACCGAAGCCTCGACCACGGTCACCGCAACTACGACACAAGCCAATGTCCGGTGCCGGGGCCGAAGCGCAACTCTCCGAATTGCAAGTTCCAAAACGGATACTACATGGACTTTAGGGGATACCCGCCTCAATGTCCGACCGGACGGGAGAAGATAATGGCCTCTTTACTTGACCACAACTTTCCACTGGTTCCGGCTACCTATGACCAGGATACTTTCTCCCGAATTATGCGGGACCTGGAGATGGCCCTTACGAAATTCGACTTTCCAGCGGTAATAACCGGGGAAGACGAAACTAATGCTAAAAACTGGTTTTTAGGCTGAAATGGCTTCCGCCTACAAAAATATCCCTACTTTGGTGGGTTCGACGGGAGATGTCACAATTTATACCTGTCCTACGGCGACAGAAGCGATTGTAAAAGTTATAAATTTGTATAATAGTCATAGTGGATCTATCGTGGTATACACCAAGATTAATGATAGCTCTGCCTCGGTTTTATGTATCCTCAGCAAGGATACGCTGAGTACTGAAGCCGACACGTCCCTCACCGGGCCTTTCGTTCTCGAGGCTGGCGATACGCTTCAACTTAACTGCGATACGGCTTCCAAAATCTACGCCTTCGCCAGCGTGTTAGAGGTATCTTGATGCAATATCCACAACCCAAATATAACGGTGACCCCACCATAGCATCCATAGCGAATGGTCTGGGGACACTGGGACGTTACGGTGATTCCTACATGGTTCACGCTGCGGAGGGGGAAACCGTAGTACCAGCGGAAATTCTGGACGCGAACCCGGAGCTCAAGAACCAGTTGTTCTGGCAGATGCGTATGATGGGCATCGAGGATCCCAATCGCTACGTGGTAGGCAACAACCTCAACTCCATCAACCCCATTACGGGACAGCCTGAGTTTTTCTTCAAGAAGATATTCAAAGCCATAAAGAAAGTATTCAAGAAGGCGTTACCCGTCATTGCACCAATCGTGGGCAACTTGATCTTGCCCGGCATTGGTGGCCCGATAGCCTCGGCCCTTGTTACCAAGCTGCAAGGAGGATCGTGGGGGGATGCTTTGAAGGGCGCCGCTCTTTCCTATGGCATGTCGGCTTTGGGGTCAGGAATTAGTGGTGGGATTGGTGGTCTTGGACCAAGTGGAGGAGGGTTTGGTAGTGGTTTCGCAAAAGGGCTAGGTGAAGGCATAATGGCTCCATTCCAGGCGGCTGGTAATCTCTTTGCAGGGACAGGAGCTCCTTTCTTGGGTGGTTCTGCGCCGGCTAGTCTTAATCCATTAGCGCAAGGTATATTTGGGCCACAAGGTCTTAACTTAGCGTTCCAACAAGGGGCTAAAGGTATTGCAACAACAGGAGCTTTTGGCGGAGTAGGTAGCAAGATACTTCCTGGTGGGTATAAGCCTGGATTCTTCCCCGCCTACACAACTGCACCAGGTCTTTTGTCTACCAGTAATCTTAGTAATGTTAATGCTCAATCAATGCGTCCCGCCACTGGTCCAGGACAAGGTCCTCCAGCAACAGGACCTCAAACGCAACAGGTAACAGGGAGTGTGGTGCAAAGTGGGACGGTTAATGGTCGCCCAACCTATGTAGATACCCTAACACGTCAGAGCGTTAATTCAAACTTGGTGAATCCAAACACAATGACGTATTCACAAGGACCGGCACCTGTTCATCCCGCGGTACAAAACAGGATGACCATGGAAAGGGCAGATGCAGGGGCAGCAAGTGCAGGAGGAACGCATACAACAGCATCTGGCGTCGAATACGACATACTACCAGA